CCCCCGGCCGCTCGGACTAGAGGCGCTGACGCCTTTTTTTTGATCAATTTGCGGATGAGGGAGCGTTCCGCGCCGCGCACAATCTGGGCGGTGGCCGTTTCTTGACTTGCCTTCCAGATCGCGGTTTGTATCAGCTGCTCGACATCGTTCTGTATCCCACTGTGACGCGCGTTATGCCTCGTCCGGGCTCCTTTAATGTGCCGCGCGGTGACGGTGACCTCGACAGGCATTTACGCAATTTCTTTGAATCGCGGTTGGTCCGGGGTCCTGCTCGTTGGCCTCAGCTCGTGTTGTCTGGTGTTGCTTCTTCTGCTAAATCAACTTTGCTTCGGCAGTATTTTGTTCAACGCGACCTGCAGCATGTTCTCGTTGTCGTGCCGTCCAACGCTTTGGCCGCAGAATGGCGACAACTGGCTGACCAGCGTTTCACTGTGGTCACGCAACATTGCGTGCCACGCTATACGTACAGGTATCAATACGTTGTCGTTGATGAAGCCTTTGCGATGGACATGCAGACTTTGATAGCTTGGAGTTGTATCGCGCATTGGTTCAACGCAAAGCTTGTCTTACTTGGCGATCACACGCAACGTGTTAGCGAAGATGGTCTTCCTCACGTGACTCATGAGCTTTTTGTCTCGCGTAGATTTCACATGCCGGTTGCCAATGCAGTGCCTCATGACGCGTTCTCGATCTATCATAGCCTTTTACCGTTCGATGCCTTCCGTGCTTTTGCTCAGACACGTTCTCCTAGGCCGCGGTCAATCGTGTTTGTGCCACGTGCCGACTGCGCTGGTGCGTTCCCACTTGCTGACATGTATCTTAAGGCGCATCTGCATCAGGCGCTTAGTTTCCGTGGTCAAGATGCAATTACAATCGGTAGTTCTCAAGGCATGCGCGCCACCAGCGTCGTTCTTGCCGGTGACGTATCGAATGCTCAGGCTATGTGGTACTTTAATCGTCCTGGCGCCCGCATTGTGGCTTTGACGCGCGCAACCACCGTCACATTCGTTTTTGGCGATCATGTTCTCAGGGATGCTTTCGTTGGTGGTGGTGACTGGGACCACATTCCCTATGTTGGCGCACTTGCCGCGCGCGACATCAAACCGTTTTGTCTGGATGAACTCGTCACACCGCAAGTCATGTCGGATGAAATGCGTTCGAGGACAACTTTGTCCTCTTTTGGTTATCTTGACATCTCAGACAGCTTGATGACGCGCAACGTTGTTAGTGACACACACCTTCAGGAACGTCATGCATCTGTGATGCCGGTCCTCGCTGCCGAACTCCAGTCATTGATATTTTCTAAAACGAATTTCTCAACAGCCAAGGAAGCGGGCGAACTCATACCATTTCAGATTGGTCGACCTGTCCGCCTCCGCAAGGTCGGTGAGATAGGCCCGCTTGTGATGCGCACTGATGTGTTGTCCAATTTCTACGAGGGATACAAGATGGGCGACGTTCAGGTTTCTAGCTCACAGTTTGAATCTCTACGCAATTTTGCGTTGCGAAATCTGGAACCCGTGCACCCTTTTGGTATTTCGATCAATGATGCAACGAATGCTTCGATCCTGGTAGAGCGCTTTTCTCGAACCTTTCTCTCCAAAAACGCCACGCTCAATCTTGAGGGTGACTTTGCGAAATATTGGTTTTCCCGACGCTCTCCTGCGATTTTCCAACGCGCTGAGGAATTTTTTGGTGAAACTAGTCGCAGTGTGACCTTCTCTTCTTTCTTGAAGACGCAGGTCAAGGTCAAACCCGCTGCTGGTTTCGCTGCAGGCGTCAATTACGGACAACAGATCGTTTCTCATGAACTCGGCTACGCTCTTCGTATGGCAGCCTCCCAATCGATTGCATTCGCGCGCGCTGGCAAAATTCTTCGTGAAGGCGTCATTTTTGACATCGGCTACTCCGACAATGAACTCGCGCGGAAGTTGCGCTCGCTTGCACCCGATTTCGAGAAATGCAACACGCAGATCGATCTCTCACGTCAGGACAGTTCACACGACGCGGTCCAAGTGCTTTGCTTTGCCTGGTTCCTTTCTATGGTCGGCGTTGATGATGAAACGATTAGCCTCTACGTTGCCATGCGTTCCAGGTATGGTGTCAAATCTCAAGAGCCTCACTTGTTTCGCGGTGAGATTGCTTGGTCCTTACCATCCGGTGACCCTTTCACTCTCCTTGCTAATTGCGTCATGACCGCTTTCTCAATTTTGGGAAGGTATAGTGAACGCAATTTGTCAAAGTGCGTCTACCTGCAAAAGGGGGACGACGCTCTTTTGAACTGTCGCATTGAATTGCTCCCGGAGCCTTTGCGTTTAGCGCGTAATGTCAAGTTCAAGGTTGCATTTGACACTTTGCCGTATCACGCGGGTCGTTTTTGGTTGGTAGATCATTTTGTTGCAGACCCCATCCGCGTTTTTTGCCGTCACTTTGCCAGACTTGCAGATCCGAATGTGACTATTGCTGAATTGCACCAATCTTTCGTGTCACGTTCCGTGACGTTGTCGCACTCTGACGAACGCATTATCTCTTGTGCTTTATTAGCCATGTATGACGGTTGGTCAAATGAAGATGTTGACGTTGCGCTTCGCTGCCTCGTTTCGCTCACGGATTACGACTTTTTTGCATCCACATGTCTGCACGTTGCGAATCAGCGTCGTGTGTACAACATGCCTTTTGACTGCGCATTTCGTTTCGCACGCGATGTTTTGAAGCTTGACTCGAGGAGTGCCAGACTTTTTAGGACGTTTGACCGAAATCAAATCGGCAAGATTTTGCGTGACAACAACTTTGTTGTTCACTTTGTCGATGACTTCGCCGGGCAAATTGCTGATCATCCTTGTGTTTTGCTGACTGAAACGCATATTATGCTCATACTAAATCTCGATGGCTCGCTGCCATACGAATCTAGCAATGAGCTTAAGAATTCAATCGTTCAGTCATGCCTTCTACCACTCACTCAGTCAGCGTCACTACCAGCAACTTCTGCGTCAAAGTCATCGGGACGGACATCGAAGACTTATCAGGCGATATCGCCAGATATAGCAAAGTTGTC